ATCAATAAATTCAGATGCTCCAATGGATACAGGCAACATCAAAGTATTTAATTATACTGCAATAGGTGGCGAATATCAGTTTACTGAAAATTCATTGATAGGTAAATCTGTGTTTAATGTGTTCAAGGATGGTATTCAGATGGTGATTATAACGGTACCAGGTCCAGTAGATAAAGAGGTTTATTATAACTCGGCAACAGGTGAATTTACATTTACAACATTTTTTGAGCCAAATGAAATCGCAACAATAATTTACTATTAATGGTACAGTTAGAAGTAAAAGGATTGGATGGATTGATAAAGAAATTTGACGAGCTTGCAAAAGAAACGCAAGTTGGTGTTAATGCGGCTTTGGAGGATTGGGCAAATAGGACTGCACAGGATGCGAAGCAGTTGGTGAGTGCTAATAGTTCTGATGAAGGTGCATTGTTGAGAAGCATAAGCCCATCACATGGCAACGGATATGCTAAGGTAGTAGCTACTGCTAAATATGCTGCTTACATAGAGTTTGGAACGAGAAAGTTTGCCGCAAGTTATGTAAGCACATTGCCATCCGATTGGGCGCAATATGCTGCAACATTTAAAGGCAGTGCAGGTGGGACATTTAAAGAAATGCTTTTATCGATTATGGCGTGGTGTAAAAGAAAAGGAATTGATGATAAGGCGGCTTATCCAATCGCAAGAAGTATTCTAATAAAAGGCATTAAACAAAAGCCATTTTTATATCCATCGGTCAATAAAAATTTGCCTTTGTTAATTAAAGATATAAAAGCTATATTTAAGTAATGGTAGATGTTAATTCAGCAATATTGCAGGTTTATTATGAAGCTATTGATGCTTTAGATATTCCTGTATTTGAGGGCGAAGAGCCGGACGATGTGAAGCATAAGATTTATGCGGTTCTGAGTGATGCGACATCAACAGAAACTTCTACAGATAATTCAACGGATGTTAATTTAACGATACAAATATCAATTCATTCGTGGGAATATAAATACAATAACAGCAAGACATTAAATACTGCCGTTGGAAGCATTCTAAGCGCGATTAAGCCAACTTCTACAAGTGTGCTTGACCTTTCACCGTTTGGATTGCAGATGCTAAATTTAAGCTTACAAACAGATAGGACGGATAGATTAGGGGAATTGGGCGGAAAGGTATTTATTACTCGGATATTGATTTTTCAACAAGATATTTTCGTAATTTCATAAAAAATAAAAATTAAATAAAATGGCAGAACACAAAGTAGCAGGTGGTACGATGTTATTGTTCATCGATTCTACCGGTGGTACCGATTACGATACTGTAGTATGTTTAACTTCAGTAGGCAAACAAGATTCTATCACTGTGGTTGATGCATCTTCAGCGTGTGGCCCTGATAAGTCACCAGGCACATTGGAGTTGTCATACTCTTTTGAAGGTCAGCACTTGCAAGATCCTGATAGCGGTAAAATCAGTGGTACTTCACTTCGTCAATTATTGAGAGCAAAAACTACCATCGGATGGAAGATTGCTCCTGAAACTCCAGTAACTGGAGATGAGATTGAAGTTGGTACTGGTTATCTTTCTGAGTTGAGCTCAACTTATGCTTTTGATTCAGTTGGTACATTTACCGGAACAATTCAACCCTATGGAGAGCCAGTATTGACAATACAAGCATAATAAATTAGATTATAAAAGGTAAGCATTTAAAAAGTGCTTACCTATTTTCTATACCTAAACAAAATAAAACATGAGTTACATTCAAATCGCTCTCGGAGGAGAGCAAAGAGGATTGAAGTTTAATCAGCTTGCAATCGAAATCATTGCGTCTTATAATGACAATGCGACTAACACTGGCTTTCTTTATGCCATGATTTACGGAGGTTTGAGGGGTGCTACATATGTGAAGAGAGAAGAGGCAAACTATACTTTTGAAGATGTATGTGATTGGGTAGATGCGATGCCTGACAAAGAACAAACAGTTAAAAAAATAACTGATGCTTTAACTGAAACGCAGATATGGAAGGACTTGGTAAAGCAAGGAGCTGAGATAGTGTCTGAAGGTGAGAAAAAAAAAGCATAAGAGAGCAGAGCTATGAGAATTTAAAGTTTGCTTTAGGTAAATTGGGATGGACTGTTTATGAATACTATACAGCGTTGCCAATGGAATTTTATGCAGCGTGTGAAGGATATAACGAGAAGCAAACAGATTACGCCAAAGTAATTCGGTTTGCTTCTTTTAGGATGGCGGAATCCTTTGCAGGAAGTAAGGCAATAGGAAAGATAGAAAGGTTTTGGCCGCTTCCTGAGGATGAGAAAAACAAGAAGCTAATTGAGCCAATGACAAAGGATAGATACGAGGCAATTTTAAAACGGCACAACATAAAAGTAAAGAACGATGGCTGAAGAAATTGAAATAATAGTCACTACGCAAGGTTTTGATAAGGTTCAAACAGGGCTGAAGCAAACAAGTGACCAGTTAGGCAAGACAGCCAATGAAGCCAAGAAAACAGGCGATGCTTTAAAGAACAATTTACAGAATGGTTCAAATCAGGCATCACAATCCCTTACCAATTTATCGAGAATTGCCCAAGATGCTCCATTTGGGTTCATTGGTATTGCAAACAATATTAATCCATTAGTAGAATCCTTTGGAAGATTAAAGGCAGAATCAGGCAGTACAGGTGGTGCATTGAAAGCTTTAGTAGCTGGGCTTAGTGGTCCGGCAGGACTTGGCTTGGCATTTGGTGTGGTTACATCAGCCATTACATTTGCTCAAATGGGATTTCAGGCATGGTCAAGAGGAAGTAAAGAAGCTAAGGATGCTTCTAAAGATTTTAATGCTGAGCTGAAAAGTTTACAAGAGGAATTAAAGAATGTTACAACTGATTTAAATGATTTTATAAATGTATCTGACCAGGCCTTAAAATTAAATGACATTAATATTAGGGCAAGATTTAGCGATGAAACGGAGCAAGGAGTTTTACAAAGGCAAGCAAAGTTTATTACAATATCTGAACAACTTGTTGCAGCAACTAAGGCAAGAGAACAAGCTACAATAAATTTAGATGATATAGTTAGAGCTGCTTTTAAAACTGAAGAAGATTATAATGCTGCAAGAAAAGCTGGTTTAGATGTTTACAATGCTACATTAAAAAAGGAGCAAGAGTTAATTGATGCAAGAGAGTTGCAAGCGGCAGTAAACAGAGCAGCAACTGAGGAAGATAAAAGGAGTGCGGCAAAGCGTTTAAAATCTATTGAAACTATTGCTGATATAATTGCTAAGCTTCGTAAGGATATTTCAGTATCATTTAAACTATCAGACATTTTTAATCTGCCTGATTCTGATACGGCGAAGCAACAATTTGGCTTTTATGAATCAACAATAAAAAAGTTGATTGAACAGTTTAACTTAAATCGTTTTGATCCATTAATCATTGAGTTAACCGGCGAAGCAAGATTATTAAAGCCAATATTTACCCCTCAAACTTTTGAGAAAATAAAAGTTGAGGCGAATAAAGATGTAGAAAAGAATTTAGCAGGGGGCATCATCATTCCAGTTGATTTGGCTTTTATGCTTGATAAAACGAAATTAACTGATAAGATTGCTGAAATTAAAAAAACATTAGAAGTAGATATAGCAGAACCTATAAATAAATTTGCTGAAGATATTTTTACTTCCATTGGCGTTGGTGTAGGGGAAGCACTTGGCGCAGCATTATCAGGAGGTAATATCTCTGATATTTTTGGCAATTTTTTACAAATATTAGCATCAGGTATTACAACTTTAGGGCAAAAATTAATTGAAATAGGTACTTTAGCTTTTGTAGCTAAATCTGCTTTAAAAACATTAATAACTAATCCTTATGCAGCTATTGCTGTAGGTATTGCATTAACAGCATTAGGTGCAGCAATGAGAAATTTAAATAGAAATAATGGTTTCGCAGTAGGTACTCGTAATGCTCCAGGTGGTATGGCTTTGGTAGGGGAAAGAGGGCCTGAGCTTGTTAATTTACCTGGTGGTTCTCAAGTCATACCGGCAACACAGACATCTCAAATGCTTGGTGGCATGGGTGGTAGAGTTGAGGTATATGGTGTATTAAGAGGTCAAGACATTTTCTTTAGCAATCGGAAATATTCTCAAACTTACAATAGACAAACATAATGGCTACATGGAACACTATTTATTTCGGTACTTTTGATGCATTTGATGCACCTGCACAATACAGCATTGAAATTGCTAAAAAGGATTATGTTGGTGATGCATTTGAGCTAACACTTTCTGCGATACCAGTTACTCAAGAATGGCAAGAAGAAGGGCCTAAAGTACCAATTAAAGGGTGTAATCTAACGGTAAGAATGATTTCTAAAAGATTGAACGGCATTGAATATTCTTTTAGTTTAGCTGATTTTTATTCCGAAGAAGATGATACATTTTTAGTTTACTTATACGATAATACAAATGGTGTAAAGCTATTTAAGGGCTTTATTGTACAAGATGATTGCAAAGAGATTCAGGTAGATTATGCGCACGAGATAGTAATTTCAGCTACAGATAATTTAGGGCTATTAAAAGATCGTAGATTTGATGAGGCGGCATATATTACTGGTAGTAATACAACTATATCAGAAAATATTACTTTCATTTCTCCTCACACAATATTCATCGGCAATCCCAGTGCTG